ATGACTTTACCATTTAAGGCAGTTGCTGTAGATATGGACGGCACGTTTTTAGATGATCGTAAGCAGTTTAATCACAAGGAATTTGATCAAATTTTGACTGAATTTTGCAAAAATAAGAATTTAATTAGTCACTTTTAGCTTTATATAAGGGAGTATAAGCAATAAATTTGATTTTGAATCATTAAAAAATAAAATTTTACGGAAAAAGTACGGAAAAATTATTTTTTTATTCTAAATCCAAGTTGTTAACTGCATTTTTGATATTGCTTTTTTGGTTCTGAGTGACATGGGTATAAATGTTAAGTGCTGTTGTTACTCTAGAGTGTCCTAAAACGTATTGTACATCTTTAGGGGTTATCTTGTCACTTCCTTCGTAAAGTAGCGTAGCTAAGCTATGGCGAAAGCCGTGAGCGGTTATTTTTCTTAGTTCCGGGTAAAAGTGGTAAATGCTTTTCATCCATTCTGAAACTGCCGGCGAATTGAAAAAGCTTCCGTTTTTCGTGTGAAAAATATAATCATCATCACGATTAAAAACTTTCTGAGTTTTTCTATATTCCCTTAAAACATAATTTAAGTTCTTTGATAAGGCTAAATCTCTTTTTGCCGAATACGTTTTAGGATCACCAATTACTTTTTTATTTTGCAAATCGTGGGATACAGTGTGATCTATATGTACTATTTGTTTATCGAAATCAATATTTTTCCACTTCAAAGCTAATGCTTCACCACGTCTTAGCCCTAAATTCCCTAGAACTACAAAAAACGCATAGTAGGAGTAATTATGTTCTTTAGCGGCACTTAAGAATTCCTTCAATTCATCTAAATTGTAATAATTTTCCTTAGGACGATCACTTTTTTTAGATGATTTTTTAGGAATAACAATTTTATTAAAAGGGTCTTCGTTACACCAACCGCGCAAAATTGCATACTTAATAATTCTGTGTAGTATATTGACTTTATACTGATAACTAATGTATTTTTGAGATAACCAATTAACAAACTTTTGTAAGCGCGTGATATCAATACGATCTATATATTTGTTACCAAACTCAGGTTTAATGTGATTTTCCCAATCACATTTAATATTGTATAATGTTGATTCCCTAACATTATCCTTTTTAATCGAAAACCAGATGTCGTAGACTTCTTGAACTGTTTTCTTATTGGATTCGGCTTTACGATTATTTGCAACGCTGATAGCACCAGCGGCTTTTAATTTTATCTTAGCGGCTTCTGCTTCCTTGTAACTGTTAAACCCCTGCCTAGTAGGCTTGATAGGTTTACCATCTTCTGGGTTAATGCCCACGTAGGTTTTAAAGCCATATTTTGTCTTACCGGACTTCAACTTGTAATCGTAAATTTCAGGATCTTTTTTTCTTGGCATGTTCTAGTCCTTTCTAAACTAATGTTCTTTCAATCCGTATAAATTAACCCGCCCGCTCGATAGAGTAGGCGGGTGTTTTTTATTTTGCGTCACTATTTTTGCCAGAATAGACGGAAAAAGTAGAAACCATATCTTTACCATCAGCCGCACTAAAGCTTATCCAATACCATTTTTTACGAGCAGGCGAGTAAAGGTTATAAGATGAACCGTTATCTAGTAACGCATCATTGCTATTTTCCTTGTCGTTGCCGTATTTCAAATTCTTATCGTTGAATAGCTTTTCTAAGATGCTTTGACAAGTGACAGTACTTTGTATATTCGGCTTTAAAACGTATTTGATAGCCGTTACTTTGCCGTCATAAGCAAAGATATGAACTTTTTTATCGTTTTTAGCTGTCCAAAAAGATTCGCCTTTATTAGCCAAATTCTTATTTAATTTTTGACCTGGTAAATTTTGGCTTTCAGCATTTTCACGGTCTTCAACCGTCTTTTTATATTCCTTTTGCATTTCTTTATCACTAGCTAAGCGGTGAGACTTGGGCTGGCTGGATCTATAAGTAGCTGGGTCAGCTAGATTTGCGACACTGCCAACTACTAAGACAACCGCGATTAGGTACATCCACCATCGCTTATGCAAAGGCTTTTTTAATTTTTCGGGGTGTTCCTTGCCAATTGTTGAATTTGCGTTAACTTTGTCAATCCAAAAGGCAAAAGGGATTAATCCTAATCCAATTACCAAAAACATAATGTAACCTGCCATAATTATTCCTCCAATAAAGCATATTTATGTATTTCTTCTTGCACCTGAAAGTAATCAGTTGTTCCAAGCGCATTTGCAATACTCAACCAATTTGCGCTGTCAAGATCATTACCTAACGCAAAGTACTGTTTGATTTTTTCGTGAATCCAAAAAACATTAGCTCCATGCTCGCTACATGAGCGGGCACTATCATTTGTTTGGTAGTCGCCTAAAACGTCACCATCATTTTTTGCATGACCAATTTCATGTAGAATGACGTTTTCCACTTGATCGTCGTTGAGCTTAGAGTTAACTACTATTACATCAGGTTTTCCGTTTTTACCATGCACTATTAAGCCAGGACAATGTAAAGGGGCAAATTCCAGTTTTAATTTATATTTTTTAAGTAACTTACTAACATTGGTATCCAAGACAAACACCTTATTTTTCGCTGTAAATCCTTTTTAAAATTCCTCTAACTAATTCTCTGTCATGTTCATCCAACAGCTTACCATCAAACGAACGGGCATCATCTAACATTTCATCTAAATCACTAGTAGATGATGCGGCATTTTGAACACTTAAATCTAGTAAAACGTCAGAAGAAATTCCAAGCGCTTCACAAATCTTTTTAATAGTTGCAATATCTGGTTCTGCTATGCCGTACTCCCAATTAGCATAGGTAGATAGCCCAACACCAACGTACTTCGCTAGTTTTGTTTTGCTCCATCCCATCCGCTCACGCTCGTATTTGAGCTTACTACTAAAATCAGTCATTATTAAACCTCCTATTTTCTTGTACTTATATAAGCAATTATAAGTTAAATACAAAAAAATAGTACTTTTCTACTAAAAACTTGTAGAAAAATGTTGCAATTTTAAATATTTGTAGTATTATAAAACGTGTAAGGAGTTACAAATTACTTGTAACTTTTAAATGATAAAAAAAGGGGGGTGAACAGATGACACAGTTTACAAAATCGAATTCTTCAGAAATTCTAAAAAAGTATCTGGACAGTCACGGCATCAAAAATAAATACCTGGCTGAAAAGATGGGAATTCCGCCATCTAATTTAAGCTACTACTTAAACGGCCATGGCAAGTTTACTGTTGATTTTGCTTTTGCCGTAAGTAGTGCTTTAGGAATTTCACCAGAAATTTTTTTAGACAAAAGCTACAAGAAATTGGTAACTAATAAAAGAGGTGACTAAAAATGGAACTTCTTAATCAAACTATGTTGAAACAAATCATCGAAAAGATTGTTCAAGAAGTAGTTAGAGAGGAACTGAAAAAACGTGGCGAAGTAATTGATCAAAAAATGTTCAACCGCAAAGATGCTGCTAAGTATTTAGGCTTTAGCGGCGGCACACTTGATAAAGCTGTTAAGACGGGAAAACTTGACCCAACTTTTCCATTTGGCGATGACGGCAATAAGTACTATTTGCGGGAAGACTTAGATCATTTTGCAGAAGAATCCAAGCGAAGGTATTTAGAAAAGGTGATTTAAATGACAGTAATTACAAATAAGAAGGTTTACGAAATCGTCAAAGAATTTGGCGTGTTTGACGAAAACCCGGATCAATTCAACATTACCAGCGATGAAGATTATAGATTTTACCTCTGGCTAGATAACGGTTCACTAGTAGCATTTGAACCTGGCTATAAAGGCTTGCAAGACTTGCTAAGTGAAGTGATGGTTAGGTTCTTTGAAAACCGTAAGAAGTCGGAAAAGACAACAGAACTAGTAAACGAAGCCAGAAGATCAGTGATTGATTACTGTATTGAAAACGGCAAGCAAGTTCAAAAGGAGAAAGCAAAATGAGCAAAGAAGAATACGAAAGAGAGTACGGCAGAACTAAGTTAGATCACGTTTTAAGTCATATGACTAAAGCGTTTGGGAAGTTCCTAGAATTCTTAGCAATTCTATTTTTACCATTTGCAATCGTTGAACAGGTTTGCATTTACGGCACATCGCACCCCGACCAAATCATTTCCCTGCTGTTAGTTCTATTAATTCTCTTTACGGCTTTAGGCGTACGTGCCGTAAAGAAGCTTAGAAAGTAGGTGAGCATATGAATAATTCAGCAATTTTCAAAGTTCGTTTAAAGCGAACAAGAAAGAACAAGAACTTAACACAAGAGCAATTAGCGGAAGCCGTAGGGCTTGGAGTTAGAACTATTGGGCGGTATGAGCAAGGCTCTAGTTTTCCTAACAAGCGAGTACTTCATGAACTTGCGAAAGTTTTAAAAGTTAAGACTGACTGGTTATCAGCAACGAATTAAGGAGACTAAAAAGTGAGACAAGACGGTTATGACATTTTGCAAAAAGCAGTTAAGGAAATTATTCAAAACGAAAATTCGTTTGCAATTCTTCAAATCCCTCAGGATACCCTTCGGGTACCACAGCCGGCAATAAATGCGGTTGTTGGCGTACAAACCGAAACAGCAACTATGGCGTCGCTACCTCAACAAATGATTCTAGCGATTCAATTTTACGAGCGGGTAAAGAAAGAAGCAGATGAAAACGGGATGTCGACGGATTTTAAGGCTTTTAAAGAAGTGATTAAGAAGCAAGTGGGGGACTAATGAAGCTATGGAATCAATTTATAAACGAACTTTTTCAAGTGGACAAAAGAATCAACTTACAGACTTCCAACGCAGTGTTCTTGCTAATAGTAATGCTATTAGCGTTGCTAGTGGGGATTTCGCTAGATTGACCAAAGAAGTTAAGAAGTTTCTTGGTCTGGCAAAACAAAAAGCCCTCTACTGCTAGAGACAGTAAAGGGTGTTAAACAAAGAAAAAAATATTTCAATAAGGAGATTATACCACAATGGAAACGTTAAATGCAGAACAAGTAAAAGAAACAAAGTACTTGTACGAAAATCAAGCACTAAAAGATCTATCACTAGAAGAGCCAGACGCAATTCTTTTCTGGGACGGTGAAGAACAGGCATTAATTACTAAAAATGCTGATGACTTTGACAACGCTTATGAAAAGCCAATGGATTTCTTCATGAAAAAGGTAAACCAAGACTATAAAGGCGACTTGAATCGGCTTGCGAAGTCACTTGGCTATGGGCTAGGCAAAGCAAGTTTTTCAATGGGTGATTTTTTAGCCGATTGGAACGATTTAAACCAAGATTCACTAAAAGAATTGATCTTTGACTACTTTGACGGCGAAGAACTAGGAGATATTTACGATGACTAACAATGAACTAATCCAATTTGATGGCATTGAGTACCCAGTAAGCTATAAACCAGCTGAAATTATTTTTCCAAAATACGAAGAAATGAAGGGCAACATCTTAAAGGTTCACGATGAATTCGCTGATTGGACGGTAACACCGCAAAACCTTAAATCTTCAAAGGAAGTAAGGAAAAATCTTAACAAGCTTAAAAGAACTATCAATTCACAAAGAATCTCGATCACTAGCGGGATTCAAAAGCCGGCAAAAATGTTCAAGGCTAACATTGACGACTTAATCGCAATTATTGACGAAACAACAAAAAACATCGATTCACAGCTTAAACATTACGACGACAAGTTAAGACAAGATAAGCATGATCAACATGTCAAATTCATTAAACAGGCTTGTGAGGACGCTGGAGTAGATCCTAGCAAGATTAGATATAACGCTAGCTGGGATAACAAAACTTACAGTAACCCTAAATTTGAAGCTGAATTATACGAGCAAGTTGATATTTTACGCAAAAATAAGCAGCAACTCGAAACTAATAAACGAATCATCATTCAAAAAGCCGACGAATTAGGAATTCCATTTGCTCACTACTTCGACCAATTGCAAAGAGAGGTCCCACTTGATGAGATTCTCAATGACATGCAAGCGGAAAAAGATGAATTAATCGCAATTGCTAAAAAGCAAAAAGAAACCAAGCAAAAAGAACAAGCCGACTTGGTTAAGCATGGCGATAAGGCAATTGACCCTCAAACAGGAGAAGTTAAGGACAAGACTTATACTTTCAGTCTTGAATTTCAAAACGTTACTAAGTACCAAGTTGATCAATTGAACAGCTTTTTGAAAGACTGGGGAATTAAAGCAAAGAGAATTAAATAATGACTACAAAAGAACAAGGGTTTAGTGATTTTATTGAGCCAAATCAAGAATTAATTAAGAATTTTGACATCAAAAAGTATAAGAAAACGGACAATGAGCCAAAACTAAAAATTCTTACTTATACGAATGAGCAGCAGAATCGAAAAGATAAAGCTTCATGGGCTATGCATCTAGCAATGGTCAAGATGGCTATTGTACAGCCGAAAAAAACACACAAAGTTGAAGTTCGAGGAGCCACCCAAAATGGCAAGCCTTATCACTACACTTACAAGTATGCGGATTTGGCTGATGTTGATAAAGCAATCATGGACGCGATAAAAAAGACTGCAGAAGATGGCAAGCCGATATTTACTTACTATTTTGACATTGACAACGGTGCTGAGGGCGTAACTGTTGAGACTGTAATTGTTGATGCGGCAACGGGTTACAGTGTACGAACTAATAAGGTTTGGTTCAAAAATGTTAACGTTGGTAACGCACAAGCAACAGCAAGCCTGATCAGTTATGGAAAAAGGTATTCACTTTCAGCCGCATTTGGGATTGCAAGCGAAGATGACGACGATGCGCAAGCCCAGAAAATGAATCAATCACAAGTAGTTGATGAAAATGCTATCAAAATAATTTTTGAGGATTACGTTAATAATCACTCAATTAAGGCTAAAAACTGGATTAAGGGTAAGCATGATAAGGCAACCGGCGATTATATTAGGCAGTTGCTTGGTGATTATGAGCTTAACCACCATCTTGATAAAGCTAAGCAAAAAGCCGTTGATTGTAGAAAAGAAAGAGATCAACAAGTTAAAGAAGCAGTCAAAAAGATAAAGAAACCGAAATCGGAGGACGAGGTAATCAAAGACATTGTAGATAAGCCTAAAACGGACCCGTTTCCCGATAAAAAAGAAGACGCTCCAATGAGTGAAGGGCAACAAAGTTTATTTGATGACATTCTAGGTGATTAGCATGACCGCTAAAAAAAGAAAAACAAGCGAAAACAATCGCAAGTTCAAAGGCGTTTGGATTCCCGCTGAGTATTGGCTTGATGAAAATTTAACGATTATGGAAGTCGTCCTAATTACTGAAATCGATAGTTTAGACGGTGAAAATGGTTGCTTTGCAAGTAATAAACATTTTGCGGATTTTCTTGGAGTAACCTCGGGGCGAGCGTCCCAATTGATTACAGACTTAAAAGAAAAAGGATACATCCAAGCTACTTATACGACTAACAATAATGTTACTCAACGAATTATTAGGGTAGTTAATAAATTAAATACCCCCGTTAAAAAATTAAATAGGGGTATTAAAAATACTAAAGGGGTATTTAAAAAATGCGTAACTAGTAATACATCTAGTAATACATCTAATAGTAATACAGATAGTAATTCTTCTTCTGGACGAAGAAGAGAAGAAGACCCAGAACGTGAACAAATTTATAAACAATTTTTCCAACTGGCAAGGATGCACGACAGGATGAAGCAAAAGGCTACTAATCCAACCTATGACGAAATTAAGCAACTAAGAAGCTTGCTTTACCGGTGCAACATTGACACCTTAAAAGCCGTCGTTAGCAAGTTTGACATGAAAATGCAATGGAACATGGTTAATGATCCATTCGCCTACCTGCTAAAAATGCTTCGTGATGGGTTAGCAATTGACAAGGATTCTGAAAGTTGGGGGAAGTGATGAACAGGCTAAAAGAATTAAGGAAAAAGCATAGCTTAACGCTGAGGGAACTGGGCAAAAAAGTAGGAATGCTAAATAGCACTTTTTGCGGCATTAGCAAAGAAGAGTTAAAGGATAGGCTGTAAAAATGATTTTTGATTTAAAAATTGGTTGCGTAGTAACTCCACGTCAACTCTCTAATGTCTTTCAATATTCCTTTATGAGATGGAAGCTTGGTATTGACTACATTCCCAATAGTCATCTTTATGAGATTGATACGCAAAATAGCAGGAAAATCCAAGTTACGGGTGATCAAAAAATTGTTTATTTAGGACTTGGTACTTTGAAAGTAAAGGACTAGAACAATGACTCGAAGAAATTACAAAGAAAAAAATATTCAAGAAATGAACATGGAAGATTTGATTAAAACAGTAAGCGATGACTTAAGTCACTATGACAAGCTTAAAACGCTTGAAGGCGTTAAAAAAGAAATGTCGGTCGGTTTGTTTAGCAACAACTTATCTGAAAGAGGGCTAAAGGCTTATATCAGATTGCTAGAGCTGGAATTGCGGTTAGCAACTACAAGGGAACCGATCTTTCATGATTCACGTGGTTTTGGCGATTACCTAGCCGGCAAATATGCGGAACCTGATCACGAAGAAATGCATTTGATCAGTTTAAGCAACCAAGGACAAATCATTTCTGATGATTTAGTGGGTTCAGGAACGGTAGAGAATTCAGCTATTTCAGTGCCCCTAATCGTTAAAACCTTATGCCTTAATGGGGCCGCTAACTTCATTGTGGTACATAATCATCCAAGCGGTTCAATGAAGCCCTCAAAAGCTGATTTAAAGATGACTGATTCAATTAAAAATTTGTCTGAGCTAATTAAAGTACGCATGTTAGACCATTTTATCGTTGGTAATGGAAATTACTTTTCATTTGCTGAGCATGGTTTACTAGGAGATTAACATGAAATTTTATCTAACAAGTCAAAAGTACGCAAACAGCAACCCTAATTTAACTGCTTATGAGATTGACCAGATTAGTAAAGCCTACTTAGGGAAGCTTAGTAACGTTTGCACAGTTGAGGTTTGGCTACCGTCTAAGATCAAAAAGACAAAATATGCGGGAGATGGTATCTGCCGCGGCGGATCAATCGTTATTAACATTGCAGATGTACCCACTTGGCAATTTTTTAGAAAAATGTTGGGTAAAGCCTTCCTTATGGTTGCTTTAATGCAACCAGACTATCCAAAACTAGTAATTAAAGATTTATAGAAACAAGGTAAAAACAAAAAATGAATACAAAGTACAATTTTGGCAATTGTAAGTTTAAAGCAAGTAAATTTAGTGAATTGGATACCAACCCAAGTCACTACAAGAACAGTAGCTTTACACATAACCGCCCTAGTTCTTTGAACAGCTATACAAAGGGCGTAGCAATTACTTACGTAAACGGTCAAACCTTTAAGACTAAGGATGTAACTGTAGAAAGCATTTAATTGCGGGCGAAAGCTTGATGAAAACACCAAATTTACAGTTACGGATGGACTGCAATATTTTTAGGAGGTTTAGAAATGAACGATAAAGAAAAGAAACTAACAGAAGCACTAAAAGAGTATTTTGGCAGGGATGTTGGCGATGTTGAGGGTGAGCCTAACTTCATGGATTATTCTACGAAATTACCGGGTTTGGTGCATCCTATAAAGCGTATCGTGATCACTACGGTACCTTACAAACCAACTTTTGAAGAAAGACGTAAAGAGTTGGTTGACCAGCTAGATAAGGATTTGAAAGAAATTGATGGCGACTTTAATGTGAAAATTAAAGGGGATAGGATTTACATTTATCTTTGTGCAGTTCGCTTATATGAATTATATGGCGAGGATAACATGGCTATTTATAGCGTTTATTTAAAAGTGGAGAAAATGGCCAAGGCTATGGAGGCTATTTCAGGCTTTTCATGGAATTTGAGGCAACTAAAGGAGCAATAAAAAAATGACTAGTGAATCAGTAACTTACTTAAAAAATATCTTAGCTGTCCAAAATATTAGCGGTCTTATTACTTCTGAGGGCTATGACTTAATCGATCAAGAAAAGTTAGTAACTAATCACAATCAGGCTAAGATTTTAGCTCGATTGGTTAAAGAGGTAGGTACTAATAATTACAACGCCGGTTACGCTGAGGGGAGAGCTGAACAAGCGTTTGAAGACGGTAAAAAAATGGCTGAGTTTATGAAAGGAGCGTCACAAGGTGAATGACTTAGTAATCATGAAAAGCCAGAAGGCTTTGACAACTAGCTTGAAAGTAGCTGCTACTTTTAGTAAAGAGCATAAAAATGTGCTTCAAAGTATTAGAAATCTCACTGCTGAAAATTCAGCAGTGAAAAAGATGTTTGCTGAAAGCACTTATGTTAATGATCGGGGGCAAGAACAGCCAATGTACTACATGAACCGTGACGGGTTCACCTTGCTTGCAATGGGCTTTACCGGCAGGGATGCAATGAAGTTCAAGCTTGAATACATTGAAGCCTTTAATCGAATGGACGAATTAATTAGAAATGAAGACAACTTACCGCAAACGCCGGAAGAGCAATTACAACTAACTATGGTGGTTGCTAATCGCCTTGTTAAGAGAATGGGCAAGGTTGAAGCCCGTGTTGACCATATTGAGAAAACAAGTGAATTAAGTGAAGTTCAACGCTACCAGCTGCTTCAAGCAAGAAAAAAGAAGGTAATTGAAGCCATTGGCGGTGTAAATAGCAATTATTACAAAGAAACTAAGGCTAGAAAAGTATTTAATGCGTTTGGTAGAGATTTCAAAAAAGAGTTTCAAATTCCAAGGTATGACAGTTTAGAAAAGCAATACTTTGAAAAAGCTATGGAATTTACTCACAATTGGTATCCTGATTTTGTCCTTCAACGTGAAATTCAAAATTCCAACGCACAAACTAGCTTAAAAATTTGATAAGAGGTGAATTGATGTTAGACATTGAAGTAGGAGAAACAATCACAGACGGCTTTAAAACTTATGTGATGGGACATGACTTAAATTTGCATTTTGTCAGTTATGGCAACCATGCAACTCATCACGTAAGCGAGGATGCTTTAAAAATCATTTTGAAAACGCAGGAGTAAAGGATGCAACGAGTTAGAAGGGTGAGACGGGAACCAGGTCCCGAACATAGGATTCAAAACGCAATTATTGCCACCTTAAATTGGCGGCGATGCGCTGTCATTAGGCTAAATGCTGGTGCTATTCCTACAAGGAATGGTCATCTTTTCAGGGGGTTAAGCCTGGAACTCCTGACTTAATCGGGTACCGTTTAAAAGATAAGCAAGTATTTTTTATTGAAGTTAAGGCGCCAAAAGGACGAATTAGTCAAATGCAACAAATGTACCATCTTGATTTAATGCATAAGCATGTAATCCACGGTATAGCTAGATCGGTTGAGGACGCTGTAAAGATCGTCAATGAAGGCTTAATCGGCTATGGTTATCCAGATTACAAGGAAGTATGAAGAGAATAGGGGAAACAATGTATTTTAAATTAATTATGCTGGTAGTTGCTATATATGCTTGTGGCTTAACAGCTTTTAGCCTTGGTATAGTTCTAGCAAGTAAAAGAAAAACTTGGAATTTAAAGCTAGCTCAATCATTTGGAATTATCTGTTTTGGCGTTATTAGCAACCTATTTATTCTATGGATGCCGCATTGTAACTGGTTTAATGCGTTTCTTGGAATAGTATTTATAATCTTGCCAGTTCTAGTATGTTGGTCAATATTGGTATTAGTTCCAGACTCACGGGAAGCCTGGTAATGGCGTTTTTAAAGATTAAAGAAGCTTGTGCTGCTAAAAATATTACTTTAAAGGATTTATCTAAGTTAAGTGGTATTAGTGAGAGATCACTTGAATGGTACGTCAAGCAACAAAGAGAGCCTTCGTTAAGTAGGGCTGAGAAATTAGCAAAAGTATTAGAAGTTTCACCAGCGTGGCTGGTTTCATGGGAGTGAAGATTGTGAGTTTAGCAGGTCTGAATTTTGATAAAGAAAAAACAATTAGCAAGGCAAAGAATTTTCTTGAAAATGATTTTCCAGACATTATGAATTATTCAGGTCTGCCGGTAACTTACTTATCTAGTCCACTTCTCGACCCTACGGGTGTTCACGGCGGCGGTAATGTAAACCATCAGCCCGATCAATTTTTAAAAGCTATCGAGCAACAAGACAAGTACGATGCAATTGTTAAGGACTGTGAAAATGCTACCCGTGCTGTGGTTGAAGCTATGAGCAGTTGTCCTGATACCGAACGGGATCCGTACCGCAAAATTTTGGTTAGAAGATACGTTAAAAACGATTTTGCACAATGGATTTATAACGATATGAATTATTCTCCAAGAACGTACGGACGTAAAAGGGACGAAGCACTTTATATATTCGCTCAACACCTAGAGCGGTACCGCAAGAAGTACAATGCTGAAAGGCTAATTCCCGTGTTGATGGTGCATGGATGACCTATTTTTGACCAATAAACGCCAATTTTTGACCGATAAATGACCAACTTTTGACCGAAAAACGCCAATTTTTGACGCATTTTTGACCAACACTTGACCATTAAAGCGGGTTATATTAGTAGAGTCGAAAGATTAGGAAAGAGATCTGATCTTTCGATGTTGCTCATTAATTTAACTTGTTAGTCAATTATTACGAGTCATTAATAAACTCTTGTTTTTACTATAAATATGGGTTGTGCAAAAGGTGCAACCCTATCTCCTACAAGCCTAGTGCAACGGCAACACGCCAGTCTCCAAAACTGGTTATGAAGGTTCGAATCCTTCGGCTTGTGTAGTCTGCGAAGACGTGTAAATCCACCGAGCGGTCTGAGCTTATTAAACATTGTTCTAGTCCTGATAAGCTCGAAGGCAAGTTTGAAGAGGCTTGCCTTTTATGGGCAGATAGGTAGTCTGCTCACCGTTAAGTTATACTTGTTATTAATTTAGATTTCTCCAAGAATTTAGGTGAGTAGCATGGGTTCAATACCCGTGGTGCCCGTTGAGTAATCTGGTGCGTATAACCATAATTAACAGTTTCACAACACATTCAATTGAATCGGTTACGAAGTGCACCCGTGTTGGTTCGAATCCAACATTACTCGTTGTAGTCAGCGATGATGGGCTACTAGAATCCAAAAAATTCAGGATCACGTTAATTGCAGTAGCTGCTAAGCTATTGCTTTTTGTTTTTAGGGGGGAAAATTATGAACAAAATTTTAACTTTTGCCGCTGGTGTGGTTATCGGTGTAGTTTACAAGGACACCATTTTACAAGTAGCAAAGCAAGTAGAAGCCGCAAAAGATGCAAAATTTGATAAGAAGCTTGAAGACAAGTTGGCAAGGCACTTTAAAGACGTAGGCGAACAAGCCAAGAAAGAACTAGATAAGAAAGTTCCTGGTGCGTTTGACCCAAGTAATCTGGATGGCCTGTACTAATGACACCTACGCAATACTTTGAACTATGTCAAAGGCATAGCCGTTTAGTTAAGGCAAGAAAAATTGTTAAGTACTGCAAAACTAATACAGTTGCTAACATCAAGCAGAAGATTCTATTTAAGCAAGAAACGGGCTTTATGCCGCAAGATTACTTAGATAGATTTGGTAAGAAAAGTTAGGAAATGAAAAATAACGAAGAAGCACCTATGACAGATTCACTTTTTATTAGAATTGCTAAAGGGAAAATTGCAGATTACCTTTTAGAAGTTGGATTAAATGCTGATCTTTCAAAAAGTGAATTAATGGCAAAAATCCAGATGACTTGGTACAGCTATATAGCTCGTAATTATAAGGCTATGTTCTGTATCCATGATTTTAAGGGCAAAGATGAAGCAAAACTTTCTAATCGCTATTTTGAAGTAACTTATATTACTAAAGATGATGAGTTTGTAGCTGATGAATATTTGCAGTTTGTTCCAACAACGGTAAAGGAAGTTTAAGGGAATGCAAAAATGAATAGAAAGAAAGTAACTTACGTGGTAACTAAAGATAAGAACGGTAAGGTTATTAGTATTAAATCTGTTCCTGTTCCATCATTATTAGATAGAGTGCAACGCTCGTGTGAAGAACGTTTCTCATCGTTTTTGTTAGCAGTTATTGTTGTGTTCATATGTTTAATGACGATTATGTTAGTGCTTAAAAGTTTAGGAGGCTAAATCATGCAAGTAGAAGCTAAATCAATTGATGAAATTAAGCCCTATGAAAATAACCCACGTGACAACGATGACGCGGTTGACGCTGTAGCAAATTCAATTAAAGAATTTGGCTGGCAACAGCCTATCGTTGTGGACAATGAGGGAGTAATTATAGCAGGCCACACACGCTTACGTTGAAAAGAAAATTGCTGAAAAATTAGGCTTGGTTAGTGTAAGCACAAGGTCTAATAATATCGGTGGGAAAGAATACTCCACTAAAATGTTTTTAGTAGACAGGGATGTTTACGAAAAGGCTGGTTACAATCACGGTAAAAAGCTTAATATTAACGGCAAGTTAGTTCAAGATAAGTATGTATTTTCATTTTAAGGGGTATTAAAAATGTTTGATGAAAAAGAATTCGATTTATTGCAAAAGGTTTGTGGATTAGGTACAAAAGGCTTAGAACTATCCGAACAAAGTTTAAAGAAGCAAATTGATTTAGTTGGTGATGATCTTAAAAGATCAGCTAATAAAAGCTATCTTAGTTCTGACGATTTAGAAAACGCTGCTAGAAGATTAAATGATTTAGCTTCGCAGATTAAGCAATTAAAGTTAATGCAAAACCAAGCAGGGAACTTTGAAGCTTATAAGAAGCAACAGCTTAAAAAAATAAGAAAGAAAAAAGAATTGACAAATTAAGAAAGTTGTTTATTGAACTGGTTAGTAAATCAGTTCTTTTATTTTGCCTAAAAAGGTGGTGATTTCAGTTTGGCAAAAGCTACAAAAGATAAGGGTGGTAGACCCGAAGTAATAACAGAACAAAAATTAAATCAGTTTCAAACGTTTATTATTGCTGGCTGTAGTCTTAAAGAAGCTTGTGAACAAATTGAAATCTCTACAAATACGTGGCGTCGATATATGAAGAGACATCCAAGTTATGTCGCTAAGTTTGCTAGGTGGAAAAAGAAACTTGAAGCACGGGCAAAATTGAATATTGCCATGAAGATCACTAACGAAAAAGATACCGAAGCAAGTGTTTATTACCTTGAACGACAGACTAAGTTAAGAGATCAAGCGGCAAGAACCAGTTTAAATCGTGCTAAAGCCCAACAAACTCGTTTGCAAAACAAGTTGTTAAAGAAACAACTTGAACAGATTGATACCACTGCAAGTAAGGCAAGAGATAGCATGAGCAAGTTAGACATGGATACCTTAAAGCGTTTAGCAAATTTAGACCAAGGAGTTGATATCAGTGGAATTGACTAATGAACAAAGGCAAGGTATAGCGTTAGCGGCTAGGGAAGAACTAGCACGCAGAAGCTACGCCTATTATTTTTTATTGGCTAATTCTGATATTAACGCCAAGCTTTATGATTACATCGAGTATATTTGTGGCAAGCTTCAAGAAATAATTGATGGTAAGCAGAAACATTTGATGCTGGAACTTCCACCACAACACGGAAAAAGTATGTGTGTGACTGAGACTTTCGCCAGCTATTACCTGATGAAATACCCTGAAAATCAGGTAATGGTAACGTCATATGGTGAAGATATGTATACTCGTTTTGCCTGCAAAGAAAGACAGCATTTCACTGATTGGGCTAACCGATTATTCGGCTTGACCATCGGCAAAAATAGTTCCAATGATTTTACCGTTGCAGGGCACCGTGGTGAAGCGTATTTTACTTCAATTCAAGGTGGTGGTACTGGTCGACCAGCGGACTTGTTGATTATTGACGACCCTATCAAAGACGCAAAAGAAGCACAATCGCCTACAGTAAGGGAAAATATTTGGCAAGAATGGACTTCAACATTTTCAACCCGTCTATCTGCTAACGCTTCTATTATCGTAATTATGACTAGGTGGAGTACCGACGATTTAGCTGGCAGACTGCTAGACAAAATGGACTTTGACTGGGAAGAAATTAAGTTTCCTGCTATTGCTTATGATTTACCAAGTGGTCAAACCGATGCTATAGGCAGACGTAATGGTGAAGCCTTAAACCCAGAAAAGCATCCAATTAAGCAGCTGCTAACCCAGAAGAGTAATTTAGGTACTCAAAAATTTAATGCTATGTACCAGCAGGCACCAACGGTGCAGGAGGGTAACATTATTAAGCGTGAGTGGATTAAGTTCTATGTTCCTGATCGTGAGACGATGGCGCGGCTTCACTTAACTGAAAAAGAAGTCAAAATTTTGCCACGACACTTGCAGCAAACCATTCAAGCATGGGATGCAACCTTTAAATCTAAAGAAAATGACGACTATGTGGCAGGTCAAACATGGTCAAGACGTGATGCGGAGGTGTTTCTGCGTCCTGGTTGGTGCCACAAGCGGTTAAGCTTTACACAAACGCTGGAAGCTATTAAGTACCAGTCAACACTTTACCCAGAATCAACATCGAAATTAGTTGAAGACAAGGCAAACGGTCCCGCAATTCTTGATACTTTGAAAAAGAAAATACCTGGAATTATGCCAGTATCGCCAGGGGCGGACAGCAAAGAAGCCCGTTTTGCTTCTGTTTCACCGTACTTCGAAGCGGGACAGGTATATATACCGCACCCTAAATGGAAACCCGAATCAGAAGAATTGATTGAAGAATGGTGTGGGTTTCCTAACATGCCGCATGATGACCAAGTAGACTCAGCCACTTATGCGATTAAGTACCTAATGAAAAATAAACGGAAAATATCACTTGGATTTATTTAGAAAGGAGGTCATTAATTGTTTGGATTTGGCAAAAAGAAAAAGCCAGCACAAATTACAATCGGTGCTGACTTTATGGATTACGAAAGTAAAGGCGTAACACCCAGCAGATTCGGTGATACGTCTTCTTTTATTTCAACAAGGTATTTAGATAGAAAATACAACTATAAACAAGCTGACCATCTGTTTAAGTCTAATGCTTTAGCTAACCGAATCGCCCGTTTACCAGCTGAAACAGCAACTCGAAACGGCTGGCGGATAGTGATTAACAACAACGATGAAAAGCAAGTAGTCTATCAAGCGGCTTTAGATGCATTATTGCCTAAAGAAAAGATTGCTAGTGAAATTATTTATAGAAATATCATTGGAGATGCATATTTAAACGTTAATGTTGATGAAAAACACCGAACTAGCTTAGAACAGCCATTAGACCCGCACAACATTTTAAAAGTAAATTCAATCAATGCTTTTAGTCAAATGCATGTCAAAGCTAACCAGATTTGTAACGACCCAACGCTAGAAAACTTTGGCAAAGAAGAAAAGCTGGTACTTGAGGGCCTATCTGATGGCTCAGATGATAATTCAAAAGAGCCTGAAAGTATCACAATTGACAGTAGCCGCTATAGACACATTTCGCTGGACAAGATGGAAGACGATGCAACGGGTACATCTTTGCTAATGCGGTGCTATGACCAGATTAAAACTCTTGATACCGGTTTGTACTCAACAGGCAAAATGCTTTACGAGTACAACATGAAAGTCTGGAAAAGCGATGCTTATTTTGATCTGTCTGAGGATGACCAGCGCAAAACTGATCACAGAATGAGCCGCGGCATGGGTACCGAGTCACTGGTAGTTGTTGGGAAAGACGATGACCTGGAAAAAGTTTCAAATAAGCCGGGCGGTATTGATTCACTATTTAGTTTTGCTTGGCAACAACTTAGTACCGCAACTGGGATTCCTAAATCGATTTTGATGGGTGAACAGGCCGGTACATTGGCTGGCGCTTCACAGGACGTAGTAAATTACTACGATAGTATCAGGGCTATTCAAGAGCAGACAATTAAGCCGCAACTTGAGTGGCTGGTTAAGTTGCTGATGTGGTCCGAAAATGTGGGCGGCGGTTCAGAAGATCCTGACTCACTAGATTGGCACATCGAGTTCTACTCTTTGCAGACACTCACCGATAGTGAAAAGATTGATAACCTTGGTAAGCTTTCCACAGCGTTGTCCACAGCAATTAATGGTGGCTTTCTTACTACTGATGAAGCCCATGATATTTTACTTCAACAAACTACTAACGAAGCAATTCCAATTCAGTTAACTGGCGATAGTGCCGATGATGACATTACCGAACAAGATAGAAAGTCTTTTGCCAAAGAAAAGGCTAAGATAGAAAAACACCTCACGGGAGCAAAAAACCATGGCAAGGAGACGTAAAACAATCCCAAAGACAAGATACCCCATGAACTTGGAAAAATCGTATCTGGGGGCTTTAAAGCGTCTTGTCTTGTCATGGAAAAAGAAAGCGCAATGGTATGCAGAATATTATTTGAAGAATTACATGTTAGGCGGAGCGTTGTCGATTGATTCAGATGATGATGAAAATGACCCTCACAAAATAGAGCGGTTGTCCGCTTTGATTGCGTTGATGATATTGGCTATAAAGAATTCTAATAGTAAACAGGAACTTGAAAATGTTGCAACTCAATTTGTACTGTCAGTAAATAGTTTTTCTTATAGCAATGTCAATGCGCAAGCTAGGGCAATTTCATCACAAGCAATTAAAAGCAATCCGACTATTCAAGCGTTTATCAAGGCAAAGATTAAGGAAAACACCTCGTACATCACTTCAATGCGGGATAAGTACGTCGCCCAATTGCAAAGCGACATTTACCGCGCAATTAGTGATGGTAAGGGTGCCACGGAATTAACCAACGCAATTGTTAAGCGTACGAATATGTCATATAACCATGCTCGGCTAATTGCTAACGATCAAACAGGCAGTATTTTAGCCGAGTTGAATAAATACCGCGCCACACATGCGGGCTTTGAAAAATATCTATGGCAATCCATGGAGGATGGACGGGTTAGACCTAAACACCAAATACTAGATCAACAAGTTTTTAGATACGATGATCCAGATGGCGGTGACGATGGACAGCTTCCAGGTGAGCCGATTAATTGCCGTTGTGTTGCGATGCCAGTAATAGATGATTAGCACTCATGAAGGGTGCTTTTTTTATGCAGAAAGGAGCCAGAAATATGGCAGATAATACACCAACAAGTACACCAGCAGGTAGTACAAGCAAGCCCTTAACGGGTTCACTTTTAAATAGTGCTACCAAGCCGGTTATTGATAAGCCAACCAGTTCACCGGTTATGAAGCCGGTTGAACCAGCAAAGGACCCTAAAGGAATGTTTGATTGGTCTGACGCTAAGCCTTACGTGATTGGTAAAGATGAAAGTTTGTTTGATGTCGCTCAAAAGTTCTCTGTAGCTTTACAGCAACTTAGATACTTCAACCACATCAACAAAGCAACGATGAAGGTTAAAGAAGGTCAAACAATTTACATTCCTAACAAACCGGTTGAAGTTCCTTACGGTGCATAGCTTATGGGCGCAATTAGGTATGAAACTACTACGCCAATCGATAAATTTACTATCGATCCAATAACGGGGTTTCTGCACGTCAAGAATGTGCCAATCACATGTGAGGGCGTACGACCATACCGTCAATTCGATGGGCAACGAATTCAAGAAGCTAAGACACCAGAGGAATTGTTCTCAGCTGCTACGGTTGATTCAGCCAATAACAAACCAGTTACTGACGACCACCCAACCGACGCAAACGGCAACACAATCATGGTTAACTGTGATAATTCCCAGCGATTTATGAAGGGCTTTATGTCCGATCATGCCCGTGTTGATAAAGCAACCAAGACTATCAGAAATGATTTGACCATAACTGATAGTGACTTAATCAACAAAATCAGGCACGGCAAGCAAGAATTATCAATTGGTTTTCAAATGCAGCTTGATCCAACTAAAGGTGAACTTAATGGGCAAGCCTACGATGCTAAGCAAACCAATATCAGAATTAATCATGTTGCGATTGTAGACCGTGGTCGCGCTGGTCACTCGGTAAGGCTAACGGCTGATAGTGCAGAAGAAATTCCTGAAGATAACGAAAAAAAGAAAGGTGAAAAGATGGACTTTACAAAAGTACATACCAAGCAAGGTGATATTAGCGTTGCTGTTGAAGATGCCGACAAGTTAACGAAGCTTGTTGGTGACGCTGACGACAGCAACAGCAAACTAGAAAAGCTTATTGCAGAGCGTGACAAACTTAATGCGCAAATTAAGGAGTTACAAGGCTCTGGCGATAAGAACAAGAAAGAAGCCGCTGACGCTAAGAAGAAAGCTGATGAAGCTAACTTACGCGCCGACAGTGCAGAAGAAGAAAATAAGAAACTCAAGTCACAACTTGAAGGGGACGCATTCGAAGACAAGATTAGCAAGACCTTAGCATTTCGTGAAAGAGCTAAGAAAGTTGTTGGTGACAGCTATGACTTTGCCGGTAAGAGCGAACGTGAAGTTGAAGAAGCCGCCCTTAATAAAAATTTGGGCGAACGTGATTACTCAGATAAAAGTGACGACTTTGTAAGTGGTCTTTATGAAGGTCTATTTAGTACTAACGCTGGTGGCGTAAGTTATGGTCGCACCGCTGGTGATTCAAATGAAAAGACCGCCGTAGAAAAGGCGCTTGAAGCACGTCAAAACTTATACGAAGGGGGCAATGAATAATGCCATTACCAGTTGGACAACTTTATCAAAAGAAAGAATTAGGTAACGGAACAATCGGTTCTTTAAAGGACTACTCAATTTATACCGTTACCGCTGCTACTGATATCGATTACGGTGTTGCTCTTGATATTCAAGACAATCAAGCCGTAGTAGCAACTAAGGCACCTATCTATGCAATTTCAGTTAAGCGCGCTTACGTAATTGGTCATAGTTACGATGACATTGAAAATGACCACTGGCTTAAAGGTGAAAAGATTGGCGCTTTACGCCGTGGTAGCGTGTCAGTTCCAATTACTGAAGACGTTGACCGCTTAGATCAAGCAACTATTAGTGCCGATGGTACTTTTAGACCAGCTAAGCCAGGTGAGCCCGTTGTTGGTCGCTTTATCACTGCAGGCGATGCTAATGGTACCGCAATCGTAGATGTCAACTTAACTGACATGGGTACTACTGGCACAGGCGCCACGGTAGACAAGCCATCAACACCAACAACTGATCCAAGTACTACTAATCAATCAGCCGGCACATCATCAACTACCGGTACCGATAAGAAGGGGGATAAATAATGCCAAAAGCAGGATTTAATACGGGAACTGCCTATAGTGAACTTTTCAACGTTGTTGATCCGGTTGTTTTACAACCAAAACGAGAAGAACTTCAAGGCAGAACAATGTTCCAGCTAAAACCGCTTCCCGATCCATGGGCACTTACTTACGAATGGGCATGGAAAGAAATTATGGGCCAAGCATCAGACTACACCGACCGTGCAACAGACATCACTACCACTGATGTAACTTACCACAGGGAAGTAGGCTATGTTGCAGAGAAGGCAGCTGGATTCGAATATTCACAAGCTGATTTAGAGCGTTCACACACCGGCGGTAGAAATATCGATATTATTACCGACCGTGCAACCGCTACTCATGACGCGTTAGCAAACTGGGAGGACGCTTTAATTTTCAACGGTAACGGCGATTCACAAAGACCTATCTACGGTTTAACTACTGATGCTGAGACCGCAGGTTATCAAACTTTAGATGATCCAAGCGTAACCTTGCAAAAGGTAGTAGATCCTAACAACAAGGACGCATTTAGTGATGCTTACAAGATTATCAATTACTTTATGGATGCCGCTTCAAAGATTACTTTGTTGCCTGGCTACCACAACGTTAAGCCTTACTTAGCTTTGCCACCAAAGGAGTACGAATTATTAACCCGTCCGTTGGTTAACCAATACAATCCAGACAAGACTTTATGGAACATGATCCAACGTAACGGAGCTAACAGCGATGGTGTTTTTGCTGGAATTAAACCAGTTACCGAGCTTGAAGCAAAGTATTGGAACGACAAAAAGGGACAAGCAGGTAAAAAGAATATGGGTATTGTTTACCTTGATACTCCTGATATTGCACAAATTGTTATTGCAATGGAACCACGCCGTTACGGCACAGCCATTCCATCCGCTGACAACGGATTAAGCTACAAACAAATGTACATGGAACGTTCAGGCGGCTTGTCAGTTAAGTTCCCAGCCGCAATTGTTCAGTTAACCGGCTTGAATGATGGTTCTGAAACATGGGCAGAAGCTAAGACAAAGGCTAAGTAGTATGAATGACACAACTACCACAGTAGAGTTAATTAAAAAGCTTGATACTGCGGGCATGACCGATGACGTACCCGATGAATCGCTTGAAGCATTAATTGAAAATGCCCGAATGATTGCCGTTTCTGACGGGTTCCCTAAAGTTAAAAAGCTTCATGGTGCCGAAATGCCAGCCCTTGATTTGGCTACCCGTGCTATGACTTTGCATCTTTTAGCAACGCAAGACGGGGCAGGTAGCGGAATGACTTTCGAAAAAGTCGATGTTTTGGAAAACCACTATGCTGATACCAGCTGCTTGAAGTGGTTACAACGCTCTCCATGGGGACAGCTCTATTGGAGGCTGTACAAAAATTATGTCGGCAATCTCGTAAAAATTAGAATAATCGAACACTGATGAAAATTGAAGGTTATAACCGTATTCCAGAAGTAACTAAGGAACTTGACTACTTAAAAACGCATCAGGTTGTAATTGGTTTTTTTGGAAAACGTGAAAGTAGATTACTAACAATCGTTGGGGCTAACGAATTTGGAGCCACAATCAAGCCTAAAAATGGCGAGTGGCTATGGATTCCTACTAAAGACTGTCCTAAAGGAAAAGGCCCAAAAGATATTGAAGGCTTGTTTATTCCTAAAGGGCACCGAGTAGCATGCGTTAACGATCACGGCAAGTTAGTGGCATATTTCTATCTTAGTAAGCTTGTTCAAATACCAGCCCGCCCGTTTATTCGGCAGGCTTATTTAGCTAACAAAAGGAAGTACACACAATTAGTGCGGAGATATATTGCAAAAGTTCTAGCAGGTGAAGCAACGGGTAAGCAGCTACTTAGCCGGCTAGGCGTTGCATGTACTGCCGACATCGCTATGTCATCAATTAAGTTGAAGCACCCAAAGAACCGACCAGCGACTATCGAGCGTAAAGGCTCAGACAATCCGTTGGTCGATACGGGTGAGCTTCAAAGACAAGTAAAGTTCATGATAGTTTCGATTTAGAAAGGGGGGTTTGATCTAATGCACAAAATGAATCCGGCAAGAATGATTCACAAGTACGGTGTAGACATTAAAGTTTGGAGTTCGGGGCAATTCTATAAACCCCGCTATCGTGGCGCACCTACTGATGCCCCTGATTATTCCCAATTAAGCGATGATGATGCTGAAAAGCTTCATGAGCCAGTTTTACCAATGTCAAGTCACCTTGCACAACTCTTCGCCCAGTTAGATGGCGGCGGAGAAGTGCAAGGCGATTTACTTTGGTTATCAATTAATAAATATCCAATTGAAAGTGTGGTCAATGTTCCGACACAAGGCGGCTACTACAAAGTTACTAGTCGATCATCTTATGAAGGTTATACGAATCCACACTTTTTTGAGTACCAATTGAAGGGAGTAAATCAGGATGACACAAACCCAAATGCCACCAATGATGGACAACTACCTAGTGATATACCAACTTATCCAGGTAGTTAATCAAAAATATCATTGCGGTGTATATCCGCAAATGAATGCCGGTTTGCGTAGCAATTATCCGTTTATTACTTATGACTGGGTAGACCCTGGAAGTGACGTTACTTTAGACGAAACTGATGTCATGGAAGTAAGACTTCAAATTGATGTGCAAGCAACCGACATGTACGAAGCCTTGAATACGGCCAATGATTTACGCAAGACATTAGCGCACAGTTACGGATATAGAGGATTTTTTAAACAAGCACATGTGATTCCACATAACGTATCAGGAACAAGCTCTCGAAATTTCTATAATGGCACGCAATTACCCGTTTATAGATTTGGTTTCGATTGCTCGTTTTCTATTTACCGTGCTGGAACTATCTATAAACCGGAAGACCTTAACTTTGAATTTAATGAAACAACGATTGAATCAATTAAGGCTATGAATCAAATGACAGGAAAAGAAATAAACGTAAGAAAGGAAGAACTTTAATGCCAACATTAACCACGGTCGCCCCTTACGACCGCCCTATGGATGTGAACGTCATTATGACTGTCCTACATCCCCAACCAATTAAGGGGCTAGGTAATATTTTGCTGTTAAATGCTACTACTGCAGCTGCTAACGGTGATTCAGCTGGCAAAGACGACAAGGGCGCACAAAAGACACCAGCTCAAACTTTGCCAGATACTTTGTCAAACACCGACCGCTTGAATGGTTTGCTTTTACGTAAGACTGACCCAGCTACTGGGGCAATTTACCGTGAATATAAGAACCTTGATGCGGTGGCAGTTGACTACAAAGAAGATTCGGCTGTTTACAAAAAGGCTACAGCCTACTTTGCTCAGCCAAAGCACTCAGACCGCTTAGCCGTCTTAGATTATGACAAGTCAAAGGCTTACGATAGTTTGAAGGCTTTCTGGTACTTCAACTGGACTTTTGGCGTATGTGTAGACAACACAATTGACGATTCAACCGTTCAATTGTCAAACATCTTTGAAGTAAACAAAGATCACTTCTTAGTTCTCCAAACTGAAGATTTGTCCAAGTTTACCCAAATGATGGGGCAAAACTACACTATCGGCTTGAAGCACGATTTGAATGAGCCAATGGACGCCGCTTTTGTCGGTGGCATTGCTCTTAACGATGTTGGCTCAATTACTTGGAAGTTTAAGCAACTTGAAGGCATTACGCCTGAAAACTTAACTAGTCAAGAATTGGCTGGTATTAACAATATTCATGCTATTGCCTATGAAGAAATGATGGGCAAAGGTCAAACCTCAGAGGGAACTACCTTATCAGGTGAATATATTGACTTGCTTCACGGTGTGATGTGGGTTCAAACCGAATGTCAAAGCCGCTTGCAGAAGCTTTTGCAAGATAACGGCAAGATTCCATATGAAGCTCAAGGCATTGCCATGATTCGTGCAGTCTTAACACAAGTTTTGAATGAAGCGTACGACAAGGGCATCATCATGACTGACGACACTACTGGTCGCCCAATGTTCAGCGTTACTACCACTCCACGTAGTCAGCAATCACGCCAACACTTGTCAGACAGATTCTATGACGGCGCTAGCTTTGAATACCATGCTTCAAGCGCTATTCATACTATTACCGTTAATGGCGTTGTCGATTCAGACACTATCATGGCTGCTTAATTAGAAAGGGGAGTTTAAATGCCTTCAAAGATTAAAACATCTAAAATGCGTGAATATGATGCCAATGACTGCACCATTATGATCAATGACAAATTGATGTATGGATTTTCAGAAAACAGCATGTTTACGGTTACTGATAAAACTGATGCAAATACGTACAAGATTGATCCACAAGGATCAGCTACTAAATCGCACAATAACAAGACTATGGCGGGCTTTACATTGCCATTAGATGAAACATCTCCTTGCAATGCCTATCTTTTAGACTTGTTTAACAAGGATGAATTTTTCACAGTTGACATCATTGACACAACATCACACATTTCTTGTCATTATGCATCAATTGACAAGATTCCAGATAAGCAAGGCGGCGCACAAGCTGGTGACCGTAATTGGCCTATTACAATGCTTAACAAGGAAGAAACTTCGAACATGACCTATAGCGATTAATTCGAAGGTTTCAAGAGACTTTCATGAAATCAAATTAACTTAAAGGAGACTTAATAATGAGTGAAGAAATCAATAACGCAAAGCTTGCCGAAAAGGCGCACGAAGAACAAATGAAGATTAAGGAAGAAGCGGAATCAAGCAAGGTCACACCTTTGACTGCTCTTTCTAAAACCGTAACCATTCGTGAAGATACTGATCAAGAATATCAATTAAAGCTTCAATTCCCTGGAGTTGAAGAAGCAACTGAAATTCTGGAAAATTCCCGTAACCCGTTTGGCGCAATTAATCGTCCGGAATTGCTGAGAGAAAGCTTGAAGCACGTGATTATCCAACCAAAGATTAAGTCAATTAAGTGGTGGAACGATCATGAAGGTCTTTATGAAGCCGCCGAAGCTGTTTTGAATTTTCTTACTGAAAAACTCTAGACAGAAACTAGGTAATAGAGAAATTGAAAGACAAGCCGATTATGTTGAACTCCCTCTGCGTTTGATAATGCACGGGATTCCTGAACGGCTTGTAAAAAATGCTACACCAGATCAATTATTGATTATGGCAAAGGTAGTAGAACGGGACATAGAAACAACAAGTATTAGTCAAGCAAATCATATCGGTGAATTGTTTGGCGGTGGTGATAAATAGAGGTGATGCCTGTCAATTAAATTGATGGGTTTTTATTTTGCCTGAATTTTAAAGAAAGGAGCTGAAAACGTGGCTGATATCGAACATCTAGGAATTGGAATTAATACAAACGTTGAATACAATTCGCTAAAAGAAGCAGAGCAAACAACTAGAAAGTTTATTTCCGACCTCGGTGTTTTAGAAAAACGCTTTGATCGTTTAAAGGCTCCTGACTTTACCGAACAATTCAACAGAAACAGAAATTCCGTTGAAGAGACAAGTCGTACAGTTGCTGGCTTAAAAAAGCAACTAGGCGGCATGGCAACCACTAGTGGTCAAACCACCAGCGAAGTCAAAAAGCATTTAGAAGAAACAAAAACTTCAACTGATCGATTAATTGATGCAAACGTAAAATTAAAGTCTTCAATTGCTGGTGTCGGTGGTTCCGCTAAAACTATGGGCGGTTTATCTAACACCATTTGGAAGGCTGGCGTTTCTGCAAACACCGCTTCAGGTGGCTTCAATACGGCAAAAGATGCTGTTGAGAAGACAAATGGGACGCTAAAAAACAACAGATCAGCCAGCGACCGTGCAACTACGGGCTTTAATTTGCTTCATGATGCGGGTTCAAAATTAATTACCGTTGGAACAGGCATTGCGGCGGCAATGGTCCCAGTTGCGGCGGCTTTTAAGAATGCAAATGATGAAGCCACTAAGCTAGCTGATGAATACAACGTAATTAAGAACTTGCAGCAAACTGGTGGAGATAGTGCCGCTACTGCTAAAAAGAATACGGCGGCTATTCAAAGGGAAAACCGCAATCTATCTTTAAAGTACGGCGTCGATCAGAATTCACTTGCTCAAGGTTCGGAAGAATTAATTAGGCGTGGTTATTCTGGTAATCAAGACTTAGCGGCGCACAAGTACTTTGTCCAAGCGGCAAAAGCAACAAAAGAAGATTATAACTCCGTTGTTAATGCCGCCGCTCCTATGCTTGAACAGTTCGGGTATAAGAAGCGAGCCGGTAACAGTACTAAAAAGATGGCACGCTACACAAGGGAAGTCTTAAACAAGGCGGCCTATGTAGGTGACGTGACATCTGGTCAAGTTGGCGGTGAAGGTGGTTTTGGTAATTCCTTTAAGATGGCTGGTTCAATCCTCCACCAAACAGGACAATCACTTTCATCATCACTTGCAGCTCTTGGTACTTTATCCAACTTCGGTGAAGAAGGTACCTCGGCTGGTACTGGTTTACGTCAAATTGTTTCAAGTTTAGTTGGCGCTTCTAAAAGCAAAACCAAGACTGCGGCATTAAGAGATTTAGGATTATCACCCGCTGATTTCTTTACTAAGTCGGGTAATCTAAAGCAACTACCTACGGTCTTCAATATGCTTAACCGAGCAACGCAAGGCAAAAAGTCTAATCGTGTTACCGGCGACTTTAAACAATTATTTGGTCAAACTGGCTTTAACGACGCTTTAATTTTGACTAGAAATAATCGTGACGTTGCTAATAATGTGAGAGCGGCAAACAGGGCAGACAGTACAAACTACATTTCAAACTTGTCTAATAAAAATATGTCATCTTTGCAGAATCAATTATCTAAGACAAAGATGTTGCTAAAAGATATGGGGATGCAGTTTGCCCAACAAATAGCCCCGGGATTAGCCAATATGCTCAAATTTGTTAATAAGGTATTAGGAGCTATTGAAGGATGGCCTGCGCCTGTTAAAAAGACCCTGGGCTATATCACCGCTATTACTGGAGCGCTAAGTACTGGTTTTGTTGCTAAAAGATTAGTCGGCAATGTGCTGGGGATTGGCGGTAAGACTGTAGCCAAAACAGCGGCAAAAGGCGCTGGTGAATCAGCTAACCCATCTCTTTTAGGTGGGGTGGGCTCTGCTATAGGTAAAGTCAGCTCCAACCTAATTGGTGGTAAACTCGCAAAAACCGGATTAGGTAGCAAAGTAGCTGGCAAATTAGGTGGTACTGCAAGCACAGGGGCAACTGCCCTTGCTGTTGGCGGTATCGCCCTTAACTCCGGTATTGATCTTTATAAAGCAATTACCACAAAGAACCCTAAAAAGAAGTTTGAAAATTACGGTAAATCTATAGGTTCCGCAATCGGTGGCGGTGTCGGACTATATCTCGGTGGTCCAGCTGGTGCGGCTATTGGCTCTACTTTAGGGCAAGTAGCCGGCAAATGGGCTGGCGACATGGCTCGCAGATTTAGTAAGACTAAGTTTGGTAAATCTGTCGGTAAAACCTTCAAGCAAGCCGCATGGTCGATTAAAACTACATGGCATGATGCTGGTATGGGCAAAATGATTGGTGGCACTGTTAAAAGTGTCAAAAGATCATTTGGTAGCATGACCCGTGACATTGGTCGAGATTGGCGCGATCTTAACCGTAACAAAGCTTTTAGGAATTTCAAGAACTTCTTAAAGTCAGGATTGATGGCTTCTTTAAAGCTTGCTATTAAACAAGGCGCAACAGTCATTAAAACTGGTATTGGCATTGTTCGCGGAGCTGTCAAAATTGTAACGTCCAACATCAAAGGAATTGTCAAAATATCATCGGGGGTTGTCAGAACAATATCTGATATTTTCCACTGGAAATGGGGCAAAGCTTGGAAAGATATGAAGGGCGTTGCAAAATCAGCTATTGACATGGTTACTGGAATGCTATCCGGTCTTAAAGACATGTTTAGCTCAGTTATTGGCGGTATTGCAAGTAGTGTCAAAAATGTTTGGGATTTTGTGTCAGGTAAAGACTGGAAGACAAAGAAACCTGAAAATAGCACCAGTGTTGCAAGTGCTAACAAATCCGTTAAAGCCATGCAAAACGGACAAGGTGGTAAACATCACGCCAGCAAGTCACATGCTACTACTATTGCTGACATTAACCGCTCGACTCACTTAGGCGCTCATGCTAACGGTACTGCTTCATTAGTTGGTGAAGCGGGGCCCGAATTAGCTTACAAGCCTTATTCCAACCATGCTCGTTTGCTTGGCGCTAAAGGTCCGCAATTGGCAAATATCCAGTCAGGTGAAAAAATTCTCAACGCTCGCGACACCGCAAAGGTTATGAGTGGCGGTCTCGGTGCTGGATTAAAGCTCAAGGGATATGCTAACGGCAACGCTAGCCTTGGTAAAACTACCAAGAAAGTTACTGATGACTACAAGCAGATTGCTTCTAAGTCGTCCAAGTCACTTAATGATCTTACTAAGAAGAGCAATTCAAGCTGGCGCAAGATTACAAGCACTACCACAAAACAAGCCCAGAAGAGCCGAAAAGGGGCAATAGACGAATACACCCACATGCGGACAGGAGTTCATAAGCAAATGGACAAGATGCATGACGGTGTAGTTGATCTTGCTTCTACGACTGCAAAGGGCTTTGGTAAAGAGCTAGGTCACATGACCAAGTACGCTCATTCTGCAATGGGCGACACAATTGACCAGGTTAATTCTGGTATTAAGGGAATTGATCAAGTTCTTGGACAGTTTGGTGGTAACACGTCAGTCATCAAGCCAGTTAAGTTCGCTAAAGGTTCAAATGGGCGTTTGTCCCAAAACACCATGGCAATGGTCAATGATGCGACAATTGGACCAAGACAGGAAGCAATTATCAAAAATAGCGGTGATATTTGGATTCCAAGAGGGAATAACAGGATATTGCCACTTGAAAAAGGTGATTCTGTCCTCAATGGTTCTCAAACACAAGAATTGGCAAATTATTGGGGATTACAGCGTTTTGCGAAAGGCTCTGGCGTAAGTCATAGCAGACTAAGAAAAATCGCTGAGACAGCTGGAAATAATCCTGCTAAGAGTTTTGCTGATATGTACACTTCAAAAATTAAGGCAAGTGGTACAGATTTACGACAAGGCTCTATTAATTTAGCTAGAAATTCATCAACTAAGTTAGGTAATCCATGGTCTAACGCAATGTGGGCCGTCATTAACAACGCAATTGGCGGAGCTAATGGCAAGGGCGGAACCCGTGAAGGATTTTTAAAGTACGCTGAATCAACATTCAGTGGCGTTAAGTACCAAATGGGCGCGGCAAGCAAGACGCTATCCGACTGTTCGGGTATGGTCATGCAAGCTTTACGTCACTTTGGCGTAGATATTGGACGCACGACTGTGGCAATGCAACACAGTTCAGGT